AAAGTAAGATACGCCGAAGCAACTATCAAATCAGTTCCAAGAATTCCTACAGTACCTTGACATCTTTTCGCCGTAGTACTAAGGGTTCCATCATCAGCTATGGCAGCGAATCGATAGAATGAAGTATATCCAGACGCAACGTTCGTCCCATACCATGCCTCAGCAGATGCTTTTGTCAGCACACCTGAAGATGGTGTAGTGTCCATGTTCAATCCAGTCCCACCACCAGATACCGAAACTGTACAAAGCAGAGTTGCAGATCCTATCGCTGCATCAGCAGTAGCAGGAATAAGTGCATCCGCAGCAGCCTGACTTGTAGGACTGCCATAAATCTTGATCAATCCACCATTGATACCTGCAGCAAAGTCATCAGTAGCCATCAGGTGATTCCGCATTCCAGTCGAAAGTTTAAAACTCATGATTCACCTCAATCAGCAGTGGCGACAATTTCGCCAACAGAAAAAGTAAGAACTCCATTAGCAATCAATGCACGAGAAGCAAGAAGTGGTCCCTTAAACAAGCAATTCCCAGCAGACAGGGCATCCCAAACAGATGCATGCGTCACCGTATATCCAGCAGATGCAGAATTAACTGTCCATGAAACTTCAAGCGTACTAAGCGATTGTCCGCCAGATGCATCAGCAAACGTAATCGCCTTTCGTACATAGTCTGCATCAGTGGCAACCAGCACCTCATTACTAGCTCCAGTCTCTCCAGGATCTCCAGTATGTAATGCCACAAACCAAGCAGATGGCCTTGTAGCTGCGGTTGCTGTCAACAGCCATGTCAGTACCAAATTTTCTGCATAATCACTTAAACAAGACATATCTCACCTCACGCAGATATAAGAGCAAAGCCAACTGGAACACGAAGCGATTCTCCAGCAGCAAGCACTTTGGCAGTTGAGAACAACACAGCAGAACAAAGAAGCCCAGTAGTTCCACCTCTCGTAACTCCAGTAGTTACAAACGCTCCACGAACCGTAGATGCACTAGCAAACGCTAATTCATTTGGACTAGCAACAGTTGTCAGAACTCCAGCTGAAACTGGAGGAAAAGAAATCGTTGGTCTTGCTCCACCGACAACCGTATAAACTGTATCCTCTCCACAGTCAGCCAAGAACGTAGTCATAGTATCTGCTGCAAGAGGAGTCCTGTTATTGTCAAACAGCGACAGATACCAAGTTGAGTATGCCGATCCTCCCATGAAAGCAGCATTGAGTAGATAATCAACTGCTGGTGTTGGCATCAAATTATGAATCTTTTCAACCGACTTAATTTTTCCATCTACACCAATATGCTCAACGGTATAAATGAACCCTGGCCTGTAGTTCTCTTTCATTTACTCTCCTCTCCGAATGACCTCGGCATCGATCCATGATTGTGCGGCCAACCGTGAGGTGGTCGGCTGCTGGAGGCTGACGATGAACTGCCGTATTCCATCCTGCTCCCGGATCAATGTTGCCCCGGAAACCGCCGTCTCAACCGCCACATTCGCCTCTTGAACATTCTTACATTCCCCCCCCGGCGCCCCGATGACCAGCCCTCGCTGTGACTGCCAGGCTACGTTGCTGCTGGTCGGCACCCTCCTGCCGGTACCGTAGACTCCGCCGTAATCGAACTTCTTGGTAACCGTGAAGCCGTCTTCCGGCGTCCCAGCCCAGAACTCGGTGCGGTCCCCGTAGGCCAGGAACAACCCATCGGCCACCGGCTCCATGATATCGACAACCTCCGGTAACTGAAGGAAGTTGCTGCCGAGCCGGAACTGGTCGAACGAATAAGGCTCCGAGTACCAGATCGTACCGAGCGCATCGGCGACGTAGGCCCGCGCGTTATACAACCTGATGATCCGGCCGGCCGGCGGCGGACTGATGAAGTGCCCGTCGAACACGTTGCTGTTGTCATAGGTACCGGCGGCGATCGTATAAGAACTGCTCGTCGTATCGGCGACATGGAACAACTCATTGCCGTTGGGCATTGACAGATACAGCCGCAGAGCGACAGCCTGAGAATCGACGATATGCGGCAGGTTGCCGAACACGATGCCACAACTGGCCTGGGCATCGATACTGACGATTTCCGAAGGCCCCGACTCGACCCCGGCAGCATCGACCCAGACACAACAGGCCAGATACCGGCCGGCGCCGTATACCCCGGAGGTTGTCGACAGGGCCGGCGCCGTCGGCGGTGTCACCCCCCACTTGGTCACAGCGGTAGCGGTGATCTTCAACGATATGACACCGTCGCTGAAGTAGACCGTGTCGTTGAAATACTCATAGGTGAAGGTAGTGCCGACAATGCCGGAGTAGATGACGGTCGCCGGCGAGGAGCCGTTGAACTGCTTCAGCTTCGACCCTTCGATGAAATAACGACCGAGCGGGCAACTGTACCCCCCCTTCGGCGCGATACACGCCAAGGTCTTGGTCATCCCCCCTCGCTGCCGGATCGATCCATCGTTGGCGAAATCGGCATTGACTGCGTTGCGAACGAAGTTCTCGGGGATGCTGGCCTTCTGTACCCGGTTATTCATGCCTCCACCAAACGGATGCAGGGTAACAACCCCGTTCTCGTACTTCATGTCCTATACGCCGGATCCATGCCTACCCGGGTCTCCTGGTTGTGATACCGCCGCATCTGCCGGATCCCGTCGGAGACATAGTCCTTGTACCACTTCAGATGATCAGTGGCCTTGATTGGGTCCTGGGTCTCGACATCATGGTGGTTGAACGCCTTGTGTGCCGCCCACTGCACACAAGCCAGCTGGAAGCGGGTCGGCAACTCGGGAGCGGCAGGGGGGGCCGTCCCGCCTCCTTCAGGTACCGGCCCGCTTCCAGCCAGGTCGTACCGACTGTAGCGCCAGAGATGCAGCGTGAGAACCACTCCGTTCTCAGCCGCGGTCGGAGTCGGGGTAAGTTTGATGTACCCAGTGGTCTGGTCAGTCTGCCACTGAGCCGGCCGGCCAGCCGTTGTCGCCCCCAGGTCCTCCGGCCATTCGTCATTGATTGCCGTCGAGTCCGGCAGTATTTTCCCCAGCCGGCGTGCCCCGTCCCAGATGTCCAACACCTGTATCGTCCGATCGGGAATGGCGTAAACGGCGGTGCTGGTCTGCAAGGTCAGGGTATAGTTCGTGATGTCCTTGAAATACCCAGTGTCTTCGCAGAACTTGTCCTGCCCCTCGGCGAGATACCGCAGCAATGCGGCCTCTTCCCAGCCAGTCGGCGGCGACACCGATGAAGCGTTGAGCACATGGTACAACTCGGCAAGCATCTCCGCCCTGGTCATGCCTTACACCCGCCGCCAGGGGATAGCCGAGAAATGTCGAACGACATCCTCCGACTCCCCGGTGTACTTGTTCTTCTTCTGCTCGACAATGGTCATCTGGCAGCACTCGAGTGTGGTCATGACCTCCCGCGGTACCTCGACAGGGACCCCGCGCTTGATCTGATAGACCTTGCCGTTGACCCCGACAACCTCGTAGTTGTTCATGCCGGGAACTTCATCGATCATGATCCGGACCATGTCTTTGCCCTTGGGTTTGGCAGGTTCGGCGGCCGGCTTGGCCCCCTTGCCTCTCACCTTCACAACTACTTCATCATCTTCCGGTGGTGCGGGCGGGACCGGTGTGTCAGTCAAGCCAAGTTCAAATTCTTCGTTTCCAGTCATACATCCCCCTTAAAAGTTTAATTGCAGTTGAACTTCACTCACAAGAGAGGGAGTCACCCCCCTGCTCCTGTAAGTGCCTATCAACTAGATTACACGCCCCACATCTCGATTAAGAAGACGCCGGAAGCGTAGGTGCCGACCACGCCAGCCGCGCCACAGGTAAGATAAAGATACTTGTTGGCTGCCGCCGGGACAAGGAAGGGCTTGACCAGCCCAAGGGTCCATGCGCCGCCGGCGGTGACCAGTGCGGTCTCAGCGAGATCGCCGACCGCGCCATCATAAGCACCAGTGCCTTCGGTAGCGGCGTAGAGATCAATATCGGTCACACCGGTCGTAGGTGCTTCGAGGCAGGTCATAAACCCTCCGACGATGGTGCCGTTAATGGCAGCGGTGACCTGACCGATGTGCGACACCCCGGAAAGCCCGATGATATCGAGATCGGTCGTAGTCGACTTGGTACCGGTGAGGTCGATCAGGATCGAGGTCTTGATCATCGTTCCTACTCGTTCCACCGCGCTCTTATACAGCGTACCTGTACCGGCAAAGCCAGCCCCCGGGGCCATGGCGTCCTGGGCTGAGAGGTCGGCGGCATAGTTGAGTTCGGCGACCGAGGCGTTAAGCCCTGAAATAATCGGAAATCCTTCGCCAGCGGTTTGGATGTACTCAGTGATTACTCTCTGGGTCGTTACTTCTCGTCTACTCATGATATTCTCCTCCTGGTAGTTTCAGCCCCGCCAGGACAGGAATGAATTTTAGCGAAGGGCCAGCCAGTAAACTACATCGGCTGCGGTGTCGCAGATGTCAGTGCCCAGCGTTACGCCCGGGCCTTTGCCAGCCATGTCGAACAGATGTACGGCTGCGGCAGCGGCTGCGAACGGTTTGTCAGCAGTAGCGACCGTGGTGCTGGTGATGGACAGAATAGAAACGGTCTCACCATTAACGGTTACCTTGTCGCCTACGGCCAGTTCACCAATAAAGTTGGTGCCAGAGCCGGTGATCGTCGGGGAGTCGGCTGTGACAGTGACCGTACCTGTGACTGCGGCCCCAGCGGCACGGCCGGCGTAAAGGGTGATCGAACCCGCGGCATTGAGGGAGTTGGCGTCGGCGGCACCGGTGTCGTCGAACGACTTGCCCGCGGCCATCCCTGCAAAATGCTCGTAGGATGCGAGGTTGTTGATGTTTACCGCTCGCACATACCGCGGCTGCCAGCCGAGGATGATGTTCATCGCAGAGACCGGGTCATCGACAACGAAGGTCCCTACTTTCTGGACCTGATCTGCATAGTTCAAACTCATATCTAAATCCTCCTTCAAATTTTTAAGAGAAAGGGGCCAGAGCCCCCCTCAGATATTACAGTTCAGGAATGGCCACCTCGCAGACGGCGCACCACAATTGGTTCAAAATTAACGCTGCGAAGTAGGTCTTCCACCCGATATGCCCGCGCTGGCCGAGCTTGTCGGAGTCACTGACGATGCCCGGGTTCTTGACGAACGGAGTCAGGGCGGTAGCACCCTTGAGCGGGGTGACGGCCGCGCAGTCGGCGGCAATGTAGATGACCGGATAGACGTCGGCGTTGGTGCCGGTCGTGGAGATCATCGTGGTGCCGGAGCCGGCCTTGAGCCCGCCACCGTCGGCCCAAGGCGTGAACACGGTGGAGGCGAGATACCTGACGTTGCCGACGGAACCGATCTCGGTCGGATAGGCGGACATTGAACCGTAGTCCACCACATCCTTGAATCCGGGCATCTTCTGAATGACATCTTCGAGGTCGGGATGACAGAAACCGATGAAGCCGGGTTTGACGTTGACCGTCTCCATGTTCGCGGAACTGGAGAGTTTCTTGGTGATGACGGAGGCGTTCTGACGTTTGAACCCGCGGGTGATCTTCTGCTGCAGAGTCTTGGTCAGGGTCGTATTGACATCGGTACGAACCGTCGAGTTGGCGAAATAGCGGTTGGTGCCGGCCCTCATGATGTAGAACAACCGGGTCTCGACCGACAGAGCGGCCTGCTTGGCCAGGATGTCGCTGTACTCCTTGATGATCGGATCCTCGTGAGTGTCAGCGACCTTGTCGGTGATACCGACCCAGTCGCCGAGTTGGGCGAGGGTGGCCTGATAATCCGTGCTGGTGATGGCACTGCCGGCCGGGGTTACACCCTCGGTCAGATCCGTAGTAGCTGCGGACAAGGCCTCATACCTGCGGAACTTGACGGTATCCGAGGAGTTGCGCGGGATGGGCTTGGCCTGCAGGAACGGCTGCATGACCAGATCGGGGTCGGCCCGCTTCAACAGGTCGGCGGCAAGCTTGCCTGCGGTTCGATAAGAGATATCACTGACGGTCTGTGTGGTCATAATTCTTGCTCCTCCTAGATGGTGGGGTTACGCTTTCGCGGCTTCCTGTGCGAACGCTCCTTCGAAGTCGTCCTCATCAATGCCACTCTGCTGCGTTGTCTGCCTGCTCCTGATGCCTTCCTGGGCTTTGAGCTTGGCTTCCTTCGCAGCGGCCTCTGCTGCTGCTTTGGCGGCGGCAGCATCCGGCGCCGCGCCTGGTGATCCCGGTGTCTGTGCGCTCCCGGTATCCTTCTTAAAAACATCGTACAATTCAATAATGTCGTCGGTGTTGCCGTTGTCGAGGACCTGATTATAAGCGGCCTTCAGAATCTTCGGCTGCGAATCGACCCAGGCCTCGACCTGCGGAAGCGTGGTGAACGCATCCGGGTGCTTGGCGAGGATAGCCTGCTCGTGGGCATTGCGGGCGACGTTCTGGGTAACGGCTGCGATCGGGGCGATCTGGGCCAGGACGGCGTTCACCCGCTGCTCGACCATGTTCTCAACCCGGGCCATGATCACCCGGGAAAGCACAGCGTTGGCGGCGGTGACCTCGGGGAAATTGGCCTCTAAGGTATCGAGGATGGCCTGCTCGTCGGTGGAGACATTCTCCTTGCCGGCGCGGGCGGCTGCGTCATCGGCAGCGGCTTTGGCTGCGGAGTCAGCGGCTTCCTTGTCTGCCTTGGCCTGCGCATCGGCTGCTACTTTGGCAGCGGCCTTGGCGGCAATCTCATCTACGGTGGGTGCGGGCGGAGTAGCGGCAACCTTGGCAGCTTCGTCGGCAGCAGCCTTGGCAGCTTCGTCGGTTGCAGCCTGTGCGGCGAGTTCTTCTTCGGTAGGAGTGGTGTCGGCATCGCCGGAACCTTCTGCGGTACCGGAGGTCTCAGTGAAACCTTCCTCTTTTTTATCAGGATCCGGCAGTCCGGCGGTGGCCTCGAAGGCGAGGTCGAAATCAGTAAAAGTCGTATCTTGTTCTGTATTTTCCATTATTTCTCCGGTTTGTTAGAAGCGTAACAATATTTTATTGTAAAAGTCAATCAAAAAGCTGTATCAGCGACTTACATTCCTGCGATTTTCCGCGAGCTTCGGCATTTTCACCATCCTCTAACTTGTCCCGATGCCTGTCACGCCGAAGCTGGAACAGTTCAAGGAACAACTGTACCGGCTCGGCGGTCTTGTAAGTCTTGAGAATGTCTTCAATTTCCGCTTCCCTTTCCTTGTTTGCCATTTTTCTTCTCCCCCTCTTGCGGTTTTACTGCGGTAAGTAGTAAGGTTTTCAGATTCTCCAACTGCACCTTGTCCTGCCCTGTCTTGGCATTGGCCAAGTTCTGCTCGACCCTCGACAGTATTTCCTGAATCGTAGCAGCAGTTGTCGCTGCTACGACCTGCGCATCCGTGCGCTGTTTCTCGGCCGAGGCGGTGGCGGCCTCGGTCTTGGCGGTGGTCAGCCCCTGCTCGACCTGGGCGGCCTGCGAGGCAGCGGCCCGCATGTCGGCCAGTACCTTCTTGGCCTCGTCCTCTGGCAGCATCCGGTCGACCGGCAGGTCCCGGGCCTTGAGACGGTCAACCAGCAGCCCGTAAGTATCAAGTATTGCCCGCTCCTCCGGAGTCAGGGTGGTGACGAACTGGTCGAGGGCGGCGCCGCGGACTTCCTTGGCGACCAGTGAGAGATTCCCCTTGGCCACGACCTGGTAGTCGCCCTTGATCTCTTCCTCCGGGTTGAACTCCATGTTCCACTGCAGCATGGAGCCAACCAACGAGGTCGTAAACTTGTCGAAGGCCCGAACGGTGTCTTTCGTCACCATGTTCGCCGAGCCCATCATCATGCTCATATTGTTCGACGTCCTGAACGCCTCGCCGAGTGGCTGCTGCTGCATCGCTCCCATGGTGTAGGCCGGCAGGTTACTCTCGATGTCAAGCTGCTGCCGCTGCATGGTGATGATACTGAGAAGGTCGGGGATGTGCGACTGGGTGACGATCGATCTGATCGCCGGGTACTGGGCGGCGACGCCGTCCCCCTCACGCTCGATGGTCATGAAGGCGTGGATGGGGCCGATGTTCTTACGCCCCCGGGCCAGCAGCTCAGTGTTGACCTCGAAGATCGGACCGGCGATCGCCGCCATGTTGTCCATCATCGCCCGGGTGGTAGCACAGAGCGACATCTGTGAATCCCTGATCTCCTCCGGCATCCCGACGCCGGTCAGGCCGCTGTCCTCATCCTCGGTGTAGATGAAAGCATGGTACTGATCGGAGGGGCGTTTGCCGAAGGGGGCGACCACCGCCTTGATCACCACGTCGTCGACGAACCACAGGTCGGCCAGGATATCCATGTCGAGATTGTCTTCGGCTATCTCAATACCAGAAGCAGCCAGGGTATGCCCGGAGATGAAGCCGAGGCCACGGTAGATCTCATACCTGCGGGCGGTGCGGTCGGCGAGGTTCGAGGTCTTGGCCAGGGTGTGCAACTCGGCCTCGTAGGACTTGGCCAGGTAGTTGCCAGTGGCATGGTCCTTGATGTACTCGCGGATGCTCTTGCCGATGAAGTCGTCACGTTTGGACAACTCCCGGAAGTCGTGCCGGCTGAGGACGGCCCGCTCGAACATCATCTCCTGGTCCTCCCAGCACTTAGCCGAGAGGTCCGGGTAGAAGTCCCAGATCCGCACATACTCCGGGTACGGCCGGCGGATGGTCTTCTCCTTGGCGGCATAGGCGCCGGTGGCCGGGTCCATCTCCCAGTAACGCTCTCGCTGCGTCCTGACCATCGGGCAACGGGCGACGCCGAAGCCGTAGATGTAGCCGCTGCGAGTGACCCGCTTGCAGAGCTGGGGATGGTCGACGTTGGCGTCGGAGAGCTGGTCAGCGATCTCGGTCTCCATCCTGCCCTTGCGGTCCTCGGCGAACTCCCTGACCGCTCGCTCGATCATCTCACTATTGATCGGTTCGCCTGCCTGCTGCAGGTTGGCGAGAATATTCTCGAGGGCGTCTTTCGGGATGGAAGGGGATGGCGACACCGACAGGGTCCAGTTGCGGTCCTGGGAGGGGAACATCATCTCCATCATCTTGGCTACGCCGCCCTTGATCTTGACCTTAGTGTCGCGAGGGTAGACGTGGCTGCGCTCGTCCCGGATATACTGGAGGATCTCCGGGTCGTATTTGCCGAGGTACTGGCGTAGATTCTTCAGCCACTGTGCCTCACAGAGAGCCCGGTCGTTGATGAACTGGGCGAGGGTGCCCTTCAGGTGGGTGCCGAGCTTGGACAGTTCATCGAAGTTGTATTTTGCCATTTTTAGTATCCCTCTTTCTGAGCCGGACGATATGGGTTGTGAGTTGCCAGTGGATTAAACTGGTCATCGTAAACTGTGTAATCAGCAGGATCATATTTTCTGCCGGTGAGGAACATCGCACCATATTGTCCCCCCTCTACGAGATGCGAGCAGGGATGAGACTTGTCCGGCTTCTCGCCATACTCTTCCCCGAATGCCTGCTTCTTGCGAGGGTATCGATAACTGGAAGCCATGGCCCCGATGAACGACTTGCAGGCTGGGTCGATGAGAATGGCAGGCTCTCCATCCGGATACATTGAGAACAACTCATCCAAGGCTTTTATCCTGACCTCCGGATCATTAGTCGATGCCGGCTTGGCGATGTATCCAGCGTCCTTGAACTCTTTGAAGCTCGTGCCCTCGTCAGAATCCGCCCGCCGCACACCCGAAGGGTCGCCGATCACGACGATCGGATTGGTTGGGAAGGTCGTCATTTGCATCGGCCGGAACCTGCTCCGGATGTACCGCTTCGTGCCCATGTCGAACGCCGGCGTTTCTCGCAGGACAAATATCCGTCCATCCTCCTGCATCTGCATCCACAGCCCTGCGGGAGTGAGACCAAAATCTTGTCCAACAATTACGGGTAGATACGGGTTGATTGGCAGCGATGTTTTCGATACGTGACGATCTCGCCTGAAGGTCGCATGGTAGACTGGCTTGCCAGATAATGAGGGGGCATATAATCCATGCACGTAGGTATCCACCCAAGCCTTTGTTTTGCCCTTGGCGAGTTCCTGGTAATAATCTGGTCGGAGATTCTCCACGTTCTCGGCTTCTGCCGAAGTTCCGGACGGTTGGTGAAACGAGTCTACCTCCATCACTGAATCAGGGTTGTTCTCTTCTATCGGCTGATGCTCGAGAATCTTGTACCACATGCTCTCAAATTCCGGCGGGTTGGTATCAGCCAATACAAAACTGCGATACTCAGGCACATCATCTCTCCTCGGAAACCTGCCGACCCGGCTCATGATGGCTTGGAGAATCTCCAAGGGGATTTCTCTGGCCTCATTTATCCATGCTGCACTGGCCTCCATAGAAAGAACTCGCTGAACGTCCTCTGGAGAGTCGAGCGCCCTGAACATGATATCCGACTCTACGTCCTTGAATCTCAGTTGGAAGATCATCTCTGACTCTTTCCATTTTCCGAAAACTCCTGGTTTTATCCATTCAATCCAAGTCCTTAGCGTAGTGTCTTTGAGCTGCTGCCGAGTATTCCTGACAACGATATACCGCGATCTTCGGATGCCGTCCTTACAAGGAGGCATCAACATTGCCTGACGAAACACTTCAATAACGCAGCCTACCGATTTTCCGCTCCCGACAGGTCCTTTTATGGCTCGAAAGAACGCGTCGGAGCGCATCATTTTTGACACCGTAGGTGGTGCGGTATAATTAAATTCGTAGCTCATGAGCCTCTCCGAGGAGTTTCTACAGCAGCTTCTATGCTCCATCCAAGTACAATCATTCGGTGCCTCACACCCGCCTTGTCTACAGACGACAGAGCACTGAGTTGCGCCATGGTAAGCATTTCTCCTTTATATAGGTACTTCGCTACTCCGGCTTTGTTCTTCTGAGCCTCGCTCATATTCGCCCGGTGCTGGTCCGTAATCACGCGCACTCTATTGGCTTCGCCGATCTTCTTGTTCTTTCGCCGCCGTGCTTCTTCAGAGAGATTGGCTGGAACTCCAGTTCGAGCTTTCCGAAGTTTTTCTTTATGCTCCTCGGAAATGTGTGTTCCCATCTTCGCCTCACTGATCTTCCGGCGCCACTCTGGGTCGTTTGCCCTAGCTTGAGCTGCGGCAACCAATTTAACCCGAGTCTCCTCTGAAGGCGTTCTTCCAGTTCCTCCGAGGGCTATACTCCGCTTGTGCTCCTCTGTGAGAATCTTACCTTTGTGCGCTGCACTTATCTTCTGTCTGCGCTCAGGGCTACACCGTACTCCCAAAGTATTGCCCGCTGTAGGACTGGAGTTGTACTCTGGATGTAGCCAATCAATGGCTCGCTGTTCGTAGAACAAAAGATCTTCAGGAGCGCATACCAGAAGTATGCTGAATGAAAATGCGCCATCCCCGTACTTCCGAAACGCGGACTGTAGGTGCTTTGCGTGATGTTTACCCAGACTGAGGGCGCTCAAGTGCTTTCCCTTCCTGGCATGAAAGCACTTAGCACTCCCGATATACCGCTTGCCGTTCTCGGTATTGACGATCTGATATATTCCCCCTTGACGTATCATCCCCCCAGCTCCTCAGCACACTTAACACAATATTGACAACCAGGAACTGCTTTGCGACGACCTTCAGGAATAGGTTCTTCACAGTCCATGCAATGTGTTCTTGACTCTCCATAAAAAACTTTTCGATTGGCCAAAGCTTCCTTCAAATTCATCTCAGACAAGTTCCATGCAACATCAAGTTGATCAGCCATTGATTCTCCTTAAACTAATGGCATCAGTTAAACAGTCACCAAGCGCACGAAATATTGCAACAAAGTCAACATCTGGATTGAGTTCATTAACTAGCAACTGGTTATTTGTTGATTTCATATGAAGCCCCGGCAGCCTTCTCTCACAGTTACCACAATCAATACAAAGAGCTGGATCAATACTGATCACATACATCTCAATGGCCTCCATATGTAGACGCCATTACTTCACTCCATGCCTGCCAATAAAATGCATTCCAAGTCTCTCGATGAGGTTTTCCTGGCCGCCATGCTGACACATATTGCATCCAAGAATGATCATAATCATTTGGTCCTGGAAGCTGTACAGGCAATGTCCATAGTAGAAGCCTTGCAAAAGCTGTAGCTAACAAATCATTATGCTCAATCGCATCATAAGCGTCTCTTGCATTTAGGTCATATTGCAATTTTTTCAATACATCCATTGCAAATATCTTAGAACTATGATGATGCAATACCCCATTTACACCACTTAACTCAAACTGAAAGAATCCTTTCGCTGGCCCGCCAGATTGTCGCCTATGATCAAACTTAGATTCTTGCAGACCAATCGTTAGAAGCATAGCCCTCGCTGCTGGAGTATCCATTGAATCAGGAAGAAGAGTTAGTCCTGGGGAAATTACGAATCGAATGGCATCATTCAAATTCACTCTTACCCTCCTCATCCTTAGCAATCTTTAGGCAATCATTCAGCGCTTTTATCCTCACAGTACAATCAACTCCATGAGCTGTTATGATCCCTGCTTTATCTTTCTCAGGAATCCTAGAAGTACAATTTAACAATTCTTGAATCCTCTCAACAGTGCTCATTTAATCTTCTTCTCCTTCCTTGCTTCAGAGTCGAATTGCAAATAAGTGAGAGTATTAATACTTGAGTTCATCTCCGTAAGTGACCGTAACAGCGCTTCGTAACGTTCTTCAACTCTTGCCTGCCCAGTAGATAACTGATCTAATTGCTTTGTGATGATTTTAATCTCAACCGAAGTAGCCCCAATTCCTGCAGCATACTCTCGTTTCATCTCATTCTTGATATCAGTTATATATGCATAAGCTCCAGCTACAAAAACAGTAACCAACAAAGACCATCCAACAATCCTATTCTGCCACGTAAGTATTTTTGGGATATTGGCAGTTAGTATCTCCATACCTTTTCTGCGCTCAACCTCAACTCTATGCAGCGCACACATGCCATCCTCTCCAAAAGTACACTTCACTTTATGCTCCTCGGTCATCTTTCTCGTCCTTTCCGGTCCTCCGGCCGGGGTAGCTATGCCTTCTCAATAAAAATACATTCACCACCACGCTTCATACGATTCTCTACATCTGAGATTTTCATTACCCAGAATCCGTGCATTACCTTGTTCCACTTAAACCAAGAGTTTGGCCCTCCCATTAAGTCATCTCGCAAATTGACGAACGTTCCAAGAGTTGCATGACCACCGACAATACGTCCTATCGGAACACTCAGGCCATCAGAACCTGGATCAGCCATTCCTTCAGTCCAAGTAAACCCAAACAGTGGACATGAATAATAGCCAAGCCCAATAATTACTTCTTCAATAGTATATGCTCTATGCCAAGATTTGATTAAGCCTCGCCGCTTGGCCTCCTCACAAACAGCCAACATGCTAGTGCCATATCCTTTTATAGAACTGCCCGGACGCTCGCTACCTGGAAACTCGTCATGATCTTGTGCATCAAAATAAAAGTTTATTCCCCATTCACTGCCAATGGTTCGTATTCCAGGTTCATGTTCAAGTGCAGCCGTCATTGTCATGCCTGCACATGCTGACCAATGTTCTTGATTCAGTAACGGATCACCGAACTTCTTGATTCGTTTCTTAGAAATCAATTCGCGCTTGCTAAGATCAATCCCACCATCCGGAGGTGGTGCAGCAAACAATGACGTTGCAACCGGATCATCTTGCTTGATAAGCCCAAACCGTGAGTCAAGTACTTCACTTCCATCTCGTAATATCATGGTGCCCTCAAGACTGGTTTTTCTTTAGAAGGATATAATGCCTCCGCACCTTTCCACCTTACTCCACAGTACCAAATATATGCACGAGGTTTCTCCATGCCATCTTCAAGCAATATCTCATAGAATAGTTTGTCTGCATACTTCTTCCATTCTTGATCAAGATAACCGTTTCTAATCAGATAATAAAGTGCATCATGAACGAACGCTGCTCGAATTGCATTCCTAGTATCTATTGTTGGGCCACTCGGACCATCAGTAGCATACCCACATTTTAGCGTAAGCAATCCGTCACTAGCTAACTTAATGTATGCTGTGTCAATATCAAATCCAAGTATCTCTGTCTGTTTTGAATAATTACTAGTAAGCTGATATTTGAATCCTGCCCGATATTCTAGCCATCCATTCATCTCTGCTGTTTCCTCCATCTCCATGGTTCAACAGGATTCTCACTCGCCCACAGCCCCCACTTATTGTTCTCTGAAACCTTTTGCAAACTCTTCCAGGCTTTACAGAACGACTCTTTGCAATATTGCGGATACACCCAGGCATATCCAGAAATTAGCATCTGCTCTTGCAAACACAAATCACCATACATAACTACAGCAACTGTTCGTTTGTATAAGTCTGTTCCTACAGGAGCAAAGTTTATATCCTTTCCAATTACTAGATTCGACGCTACTTCTTTTGCATCCAAACCATGTTCTTGCTTCTTTTCTGGTGTGTCAATCCCATATAGTCTGACCGTAACAATTCCTTGATCCGTCGCTACTTTCAGTGTATCTCCATCTACAACAGTCACAACTTGGCCTGTCATCCCATATGCTGGCATTGCCAGTAGGAAGCATAAAACTATTTGTCTAAACATATCTTAACTCCAGTAGGCAGCTTCTTAAACCTATCACAACCTATTTTTAACAAACCATTTGAGTCAAAAGCAAAGCATGGAAGCTCCGAATCTTTACAATATCTATCTTTGACGTAATGTAATCCATCACCTGTTCTTTCAGACATTTGTAAACTCGCCTCTGCAATTACTCTCATATGGTTTGATTAGTTCCTCCTGAAATGTTTCAACACAAGCCTCCCTACAACATAAGCTCCAGCAATCGCCAGGGGCAAATCACTTCCAGTATTTTTACTAACAATTTCTATTGTTCCTCTAGCAGTATCCGCAACCATAGATGGATCGAAACCAAATTGCTGGGCGAGCCAAGGTAATAAAGCTACAATAGAAACCCAGAACTCAGATGACTTAACACCTGATTTTAAAACAGGAGTATCTTGCATTTCAATACCTCACAGTCACCGAAGTTATATGAACATTTCGTTTACCTAATACGACAGCTTTATTTGGGTCATTATCTGATTTGGGTTTCCACAAAGTACCATCACTCCATTCTTTTCGTACTGATCCATCTGGTACAGTATATTTCGATCCATCACTAAACTCTAATACAAAGTTCTTACCATATGATGCACCAGAATTAGTTATTCTATAATGATCTCGATTATTATTTGCCCAGCCAGATGTCTTTACAGTTTCAACATTATTCCCAGCGTTTGGCGTAACTGCACTTCCTGTATAGGCAGTATAAACTTGCCCGTTTGTAGCAGTGATCACGATCTTCAACGGCCTTGAGTATGCCGAACCTTCCTTGGTAAACCTGAAAACCGGCTGGCCTTTGTATTCATCCTTGTAGCCCGTCTCACCATTTAGTCCAACAGAAAGAATCTTGCCATACCAACTTGCTGGAAACAGAATAAGTGCTTTGCCAGCATATTTTCCTGTGGCTACATCACTTTGATTTTCAAATATAATTTGGCTTGGAAAGATCTTGCTACCAGTTGTAGGAGTAGTTGGAACCGTGGGAGTTGTAGGCGTGGTCGGCGTTACATCATCAAGGCATGACCTTACACACGTTTCAAGAGAAGCATCAGCAAATGCTGGAAATGTTATAATTAGCAAAGTAAGCAGTATTCTGACTAGCATTAATCTACCTCCACCACATTACCTTGATCAACATCTTCCAATGCTTCCGGCTCTGCCAGATCTTCTACAATAGCTGGAATATCTGTCAGTCCACCAGTTAACTTATCCACAACTGCATCAGCCATTCCACTCAAGTCTGGGTCAGACTTGGCATCCTGATCACTGGACTCAATGATGATGATCGTATTTCCTGAACCACCAGAATTTGTTGATCCTCTACCTGCGTCTTGTGCAGTCTGATTGTCTGCTCCTCTCAATGCTGATACTTGTGGCTGACATTCTCCAGCAGTAGTTTGGTTGAAAGTATACGTTGCAGTCTTCATACTGCATCCTGCCAGTATCATTATTGCACAACATCCTATCAATGTCTTCTTCATCACTTACCCCCTAGTTGAGTTTTATTTAGATTCAAGTCGGATAATCCTCGGCTTAGCAGGATTGCAAGAAGTGGCCCGCCTGGGTGCGCTTAAGAAAGCACAAGAAAGGGCAGATGGTAGCTTCGTATCACTTTATCTCAGCCTCGGGTTGACATCACGGCCAGATTCTACTGGTAGCCATCTATTTCCCTGTCCCTTTCCTGCGCTTTACGTAGAGGCGTGGCGGGCATCTCTCATCTCGATTCCAACCTGATAATCCTCGGTTTCGGGCCCCAATCCAGCAGGACATAAGCGTCAGAATGGGGAGATTCCTCGCCGCTGGCAAATACCGCCGTCAGTGTGAACGGAGTAGACCGTTTCAGCAACAGGATATTGCATGTCCCAGTTCGCAGATCAGGCCCGGCGAAATCGCATACCGCAACACCCTCCTGGTACATCCTGAATCCTGTCAATACCAGATCGGCGGGGGCGTCATATCCCCATTCAGCGGTGATGTTTCTTTCCCATCCCGGTGCAGCCATCGCCGCAACAGGCATGAGGCACAGCAGCAGTGCAATCAATATTCGTTTCATACGTCTCTCCAGTATGCTAAATGTTGTAGCCATCCGTAATTGAGCGAGTAATAGATTATCGCCCACGTTGACAAGGTTGTCAGGGCTGAGATGATGATGGTTTTCACACCACCCCCAAATACCGATCAATAGCGGCAATCTCAGCCGCAGTCCGTTCAGAGCCGTAGATCATCATTCCTCTCTCCCCGACGCGGGTATAGTTGCTGCCAGCGAACGTGCTCAGATCCACCGCCGCGCCTCCGGTCCACTCTGCAATCGCCTGAAACTCCGGGCCGAGCGGGGCCTTGATCGTGATATCCGGGTAGACTGTGCCTGCTGTGATGGTGGCTGAGACGTTGAGGGGGCCGGGAATTGATAACTCGCCACCAAGTCCATCCAGCAGCACAGGTGAAAGGGTGGTTGAAACTGGCCCATTAACTGAGCACCCGACATTCGGAGCAGTCAGGTCGAGCAACCTGCCGAACAGATCGGTGAGCGTAGCAACTGGCAGAGTAATAGCCACGCCAGTATCCCACAGATCAGACGTTGATCCAGCCGAGTATGCACTGTTCCAAAGATTTGTCGAGATCGCGGAATTTGTATCAAGGGCTGTAGCAACCTGCCACTCTGCCAGAGTATAACTGTCTGGGTAGATATACCCAAAAACAGCCGCAGACGATGCAATATTATAATCCGACACCATATCAGCAACAGGGACAAATGTTTTAATCAGCGGTGCATCTGAAAGACATGCGTTGTTTTTTATCTCCAACCCTGTAGGATTATTGGCACCATCATTGTCAGCGATGTAGATATTTTCTGTATTGGAAACAAAACTGTTGTTGTAGATTTTTGCACCGACCGTCCCTTTGATGTACGCCGCAATCATTTTACTGGATACAATAAGGTTCCCGAAAAACTGCCCGTTGGCGTGAGAGTTTGTCGGCCCTCCTTTCAGGATTGCACCGTACCCACACCCGAATATTTTATTGCACTGAATAACTGCATTAGAAATCCACCCACAAATTATCGCATGGTTCGTATTCGCTGCCAGTTCACTGTCGTAATATCCAGCGCCATAGATGGTGTTATGTTCTATGGTTGCCGTGATCGTGTTCTGGTTTGTCGGCGCTCCATCATCCCCGCAAGAGAGCAGATACCCGGATGTTGCATGACTTGAGATAGTGTTTCCTCGTATTGTCGTGACGAAAGCACCGGCAGCGGCCGATAGGTTGAAGACAAGAGGGAAACTGTTTGGTGACAGCGAGGTGTAGGTATTGCCGATTACTGACAAAGCCGTAGCCCCGGACGCATGAATCACGCCGGAAGTTGTCCCTCCCACAGCAGCAGCAATAGAGACAGTGTTGTCATGGAATTTTATACTCGGCCATGTATGCAGCGGTGAGATATTTGATATAAACCTGCCATTCGACGCGGCATTGGCGATATTTATGACGCACCCGTAAACCTCAAGGGGAACAGACAGTCCTGTCGTGGCGTGACCTATTCCGGTTACGAGGTTTCCAAAGTTTACAGTGCAATAAATAATCTTGTACGTTGTGACCGATGCCCTCAATCTCCAGACTATCCCCGCGCCAGATGGGACGTTGATGGTGCAATTGTAAAACAGGATATCCCCGGTTGCGTTGGTGTAAAATGTGTTTGAATCACCGGATGGCTCAAAAATTATTCCGAAAAATCTATATGTTCCAGAGCCAGACAAATATATGAGATTGTCAGGGGCCGATGTTGACCTGATTATAACCTCCCCAGACGCAACAAAAACCAAAGGTTTGTCAATGTTATACCCCTGAGTTGATGCGTTGGTCTCGTCGTAAATACCCGCCCCTATCTGGATTACGGCATTATTTGGGGCTGTTGTTCTGGCATAATCCAGGGTTAGCCATGCAGTTTCAGCGGTCAGTCCGTTTGCCGAGTTGCTGCCTGATTTGGATACGAACCTTGTCGGAGTTGGAACCGTGACGGTATATTTTTCAGATACCGGAGTTGCTGTGCCGTACCTTGCTGGTACTCGCTGCGTATCATCGGCCATGGTCATGCCGCTCTCATTGCCCCAGTTCGTGCCGGTACCATCCACCGCCTCGACAATCGTCGTGGTCGTAAGGTACAGATGATGGCCATTCCCGGACGCATCCAACTCAAAAGCACCGCCGACATTTATCCCCGGCCAGTACGCCCACAACACTCCTGCCCGATGCACATAGATATCCCAGCAATCGGCGGAGATGGTCAACGTGCCGTCAACGGTGCAGGTCGGAGCAGTGCCGCCGCCTACCGTGATTACGTCTGTCGTGAGCAGGCCGGTGACTGTGCCGCTACCGGGCCTCATAATGATTGTTGTCGTGGTTATAGCCGTAAGGTGGTGACCAAGGCCAGACGCATCCGGCTCAGTAGTTTGCCCAATATTATTTCCCGGCCAGTAAGCCCAGAGCACTCCTGCTCGGTGCACGTAGACATTATAGCAGTCAGTGCCTACGCCGAACGTAAGGATACCGTTTGTGCCGCATGTTGGAACAGTTCCGGTGGCGGTGATAACGTCTGTGGTCAGTAACCCTGTTGCGGTGGCACTGCCAGCACCTGAAAATTTTCCGGGGTTTGTGAATCTGGAGCCTTTGACCTGGGGAGTGGCTGAGCCGGTTGGACGGTATGCTATGAGGCGACCGTCTGCTATGTCGCCCTTATAGTATGCCAGGAGGGCACCGGTCTGCAGGTCCTGCACCCAGAACGGCCTCTCAGCGGCGCCGGTCACCCCGCGGCCGGTCTTGCCGCAGATCGATCTGAAGATGTTCCTGGTGATGGTGCTCATTCGCCTTTTTCCACCAGGGCGACGCCGATGGTGGCCCCGATGCTCTCAGTCTTGACGAACTGCAGCAGCACCGGGCTCTCAACCATCAGCGGCTGAGAAGTGGCAGTGATCGTTACCGCGGTGCCGGTGTCGTCGTAGAGGGGCAGAACAGCCGAGGCGTCGCCATTGGCATCGACGGCAGTGACGACATTGACGGCGATCGTGTTTGCTCCGAAGGGCCCTACTGCATGCAGGGTCTTCGGGAACGGCTCCCGGGTAAGATCGATGACTTCCGAAGTGGCTGCTGTCGTCTGGGGGGTGAGGACATATCCAGTGGGCATATCGGGGGCTCCTTAGAAGTTTATACTCACATTAATTTGCGCCTGGGTGTTGCCGCTCTCGCTCTTGTCTTCCTTCGGCTCCAGGTTGGCCCAACGCACCGTCGATCTGATCGCCTCGAGCTTGGTCGTCGCCGGCGTGGTCTCGTTATACACCAAATCGTTGATCACCTCCAGATAGGCCTCGGCCTGGATCCGCGCCTTGGCCCGGAAGGGCAGGCCGTTCTCATGGATATCGCGGATGGTGACCGCCAGCTCCTGCCGGAAGGTCCGGGAACCGCAGAGGGCGATGTAGTCGTTGTCGGTCAGGCCATAACGGGTGAGGATATCCCTGGTGTCCTCAATGCCGAGGGCGAGGTCGAGGATGAGCCTAGGGTCCCACTGGTTGGCTGAGGATTGTTCTGGGAGGAGGTC